CCTGAATCTAAAGTTTGATCTTCATCTAAAGTAGATGCATGAGTGACAACATATCCTGTGGCTGTCATTACTGGTGAAATAGTTCTTTTAGCAGGAATAGTACAAAATACATCTTTTTCTCCTGCTGCAAAATTAACTAAGGCGTCAGAGTTTGAAGATGAAATAACAGTAGTTCTAGATAAAGTGTCAGTTGCAGCATCAGTTACTGTGCCGATACCTACTTCCCAAGCTCCTTGGTCAACACTAATAGTATAGTAAGTAGAATTAGTAGTACCTATACCAGACACAAAACTTTCAAAACCTGGAGAAGCTCCTGCAAGATTTATAGTTCCAGTGCCAGTACTTGTAGTGGTTTCTTTAACCCTATCATTAATGACAAAAGCCATAAATAATCCTTAAGCTATTCTGATTAAGCCAGCAGATGCATTTGCAGTAGGAAATTGTAATTCAAAAGTTCCATTAGTAGAACTTTTGACTCCTCCAAAATCTAAAATTGCAATTGCCGAATTAGCATTGTTTGCATTATATAAAACTGCGGCTTGAGCAGATATAGTTGCATTTGGAAATGTAACATTATCAGCATCAAAAATTGCAGTAGTTCCATCTACAGAAATTGCTACATTAGTTAATGTATTTCCTCCAGTAGTATAATTAGTACTAATATCAGATACTTCATTAGTTGCCGTGTATGCAGGTGTTGCAGCATTTAAAGTTGCAGCATTGGTATACAATGCACATTTAAGAGTTTGAGCAGCAAGGTTTCCACCAGGCGACATCAAGTCTTGTTTAAATACTGTAGCTATCGCTTGTATTATTGCCATATTATTGTCCTCCAGTTAATGTGTTTGTACCAACAGGGCTACCTGGAAACTTAAAGTCTGTTCTTCTTCTTCTACGAGCTTCATTATTAACAGTAGCAACCTTTGTATTATACAAATTTTGATATATAGTATAATCTTCCATGTTCTTTGTAAAGAGATTTGCTTCAGATAAACAACCAAATAATAAAACATCTGGAATATTTTCAGTATACCAATTAGTAGTATTAGTGTTAGATAATGGATTAATTTTTCCTTGATATCCTAATTTTAAAGTATAAGCTTGATCTGGAGTAGGTGCTAAATATACTCGATCATCATCAAAATTAGTAAAATACTTAGGTTGACCTTGTAAAGATACATCTGGCCAATATTCTTGACAAAAAGCTAATGTTTTCATTTCTAAATAACTTACATTAGAACCTACTGTAATTGTTAAATAATTAAATAACATAGGCTCGATAGCAGTTGGAAGATTTACAAATCTATCTCCTGTTATTGATGTTGTAGTTACATTTTCATTAAAACCAATAGGATCTATATCTCTCGATAAAGTAGAAAAAGTATTATCAATAAAAGTATCTAATTGATTATTAAAATCTGTTCCTGTATTTTCAGCCCATGTTTGTATATCAGTCTTTAGACTGCTGTATGTCATCGCCATCTTTTATTACCTCATCAACTTTAAATTTAGTCCAAACGTGTCCGGCAAATGGATAAGTTCCATAGTGCGTTAAAGGACTTTGAAGATCAGCATGTATTTTACCACCTATTTTTTGCCATAATCTACAAAAAGCATAATCTTCACTTAGATATCTATTACTTTTTTCATCAATAATACAGTCAAAAAATGCATAACAATTGTCACTACCATATCTTTTTCCATTAACTATTTGATCACTAGTATATTTAAGATTAGAATAAGCTTCTTTCATCTTATAAAAAACTTCTTTTTTAATACACATAAATCCTGTTGCAGCCTCCATTACTTCAGTAAAGCCACCGGTTAATTCAATTTTATTAGGATCTGCAAAATTTAAATTATAACCTAAAGCTCTTTGTTCTAAATTTTTATCACTTACTTTAATTAAGTCAGGGATTTTATCCCATTCAATAGTTTTTCTAGGATATATTCCACAAGCTATATCATAACCTGATTCTAAAACACGTTTTACAGCTTCTCCATTAAATCCTATGTCTGCATCAATAAACATTAAATGAGTAAAACTATCTGAATCTTCTTTATCAGCATCTAAAAACTGACTTACTAAAGTATTTCTAGCTCTTGTAATTAAACTTTCATTACCAATAGTATTTAAATTAACTTGAAAATTATTTTGAGCAGCTACTCTGGTTAAATCCATTATTCCATGTAAATAAGCTTCTGATAATTGACCACCGTAACAAGGTGTTCCAATCATTACTTTTAATTTTTTATTTTTTATCATGTTACAACAGTAACACTTCCTAATCCTATTTGTAACAAATTTGTGTTATTAGTATACCAAGAAGTTGGAATAGTTGCAACTCCAACATAAACAGATTGGCCTGATGTATTTTCAAATCCAGGTAAAGCAGTTACTTGATTAGGAACACCACCTGTTTGAGAGCCAGGTAATCCTCCACCAGTTCTTGCAGCCTCTGTTGCACTTATACTCGCTTGAGGTCTAGCATTTTGTAAAGTTTGTGCATCAGTAAAATAAGTTAAATCTAATTGAGGTTGTTTAGGTTCCCACTCTGAAGTATGAACAAACATACCAGTCCATTCAAATACCATTTCTTGATAAGGAAAAGACATACCTGATCTATCAGAAATTGCTAAAGCGTGTCTACCACCTGCAAATTTTGCTGAAGGTGCTCTATGAGGTCTAGTACTTGCTGGAACTCTAGCCATTACGAATAAAAGCTGTTGCCTGTTGCTGGTATAATTCTAGTTGAAGGAGTATCATCACCTGCAATTAATCTCTGATAAGCTTCTTCATAATCTACTTTTAATATTTGTTGAGTTTGAGGAGCAATCCCTACTCTTTTTTTAGAAAGATAATAAGCAAGTCCTGCGCACATACACTCAAAAGCTCTAAATGGCACATCAATGTTTTGTTCTACTCCACTGACTGTAGAAGCAGTTATATCTTCTATTTTTCTCATACGATAATAAGTAAGAGTATAATTAGTATCTGGAGCTGGATAAATTTTAAGTACGGGAGTATTTAATCTTTGTAAATAATATTGTGTAGGTCTAGCTTGAGTAGTTTTATTTGAAATAACTGCATAGTCATTAAGACCTAGTGCTGTCATTGCATATTCATTTCCATCACTTGTTTGAATATTTGCATTAATGATATCTACAGTATCATAATCTAAAGTATATTGAATAGTTCCTGTAGTAATAGCTAAAGTTTTATATTCTACAGTCCATTGGTTATAACCTCTGTTAGCCCAATCACTAAACATAATATTCATACTACGTCTAGCGGACCTTACATCATAACCTAAAATAGGATCACCACCTATTCTGTCATAAGCCTCTTGTATTACATCATTTACTGTTAAAGTAAATGTCGAAGTTCCTGATAAAGCCATAGTTCTCCATTATGCAAAAAATGCTGTTACACCATTTATAGTTGCTACATTAGCACCTGCTAAACTTGATGAAACTTGTATACTTGTTTTAAATTTTATACCATCTTCTGGTAAATTCATAGATACTGTTGAAGCACCTACAGATACATTACCTGTTTCAATTTCAAATACATCTGTTCCACCGTCTTTCCAAGTAAGAACACCAGCAACAGTCGAAGGCTCTACTATAAAACCTTTTAGTCTCATTGGTCCAGCAAATAAAGTAACTGTAGTGGCTACATTTGAAGCTACATTAGATAATGCTGCTTTATTTTTACTTACAACATTTATGTCTGATCCTGCCATAATTTCTCCTAAATTAGGTTATATTTTTTTAAGTCTTCATATAGTAAAGCAATTCTGTCATTAGGTACAGTAGAAGGTTTTAAATAATCAGCTTGTGCTGCTTTAGCTTGAACATTTCCCATATCTAAAGGTCTTTGATTTATATTATCATTAATACTGCCACTTTGTAATTGACCAGTTGGAAGAGTTTGAGATCCACCAAATTTATCAATAACTTTTTCTATATTAGCTAATTTTTTTTCTAAACTATCTTCTGTATCTTTTTTCTTTTCTTTTTCAGTTTTTGTTTGAATTACTTCTGTTGTAGATTCATCAACAGTTTTTTCATCATCTGATTTATCTAATACTATTGGAGTTACTGATTCTTGAGTAGATTTATCATCTTCTTCATCGGTATTAGAATAATCTATAATTTTTTCTTCATCTTTTTTTCCAAAAGAAGAAAGAGCTTCACCTGTTTGTCTTAAAAAATCTAAATCAAATTTCATATTTTAAAGGAGGGCCCGAAGGCCCTCGAATTAATTATTAACTTAAATTATTATTTTGAACGTATCTAACAGTTATAAAACCGGTACCATCACCTGTGTTAACGTTAGTTACAAGGATTCTTCTATCAGTTGTTCCAACGTCAGCCCAGTTTCCAACTCTTGTTGCATCAGCTCCTGCTGTTGCAGAAATAATACCA